GGTGGTGACCACCAGGCCACCGATGACGCCCGTCAGCAGCCCGACGAAGGGTGGCAATCCGCTGGCCTGAGCAATCCCGAGGCACAGCGGTAGCGCCACGAGGAAGACCACTAGCCCCGCTGGAATATCCTGACGTAAGGTATTCAGATTCATACGCTGCCCTCTTCTGCCTGCTGGATTAGTTCCTTCAAATGCCCGCTGTGCAGATCGTACACACAGCCGAACACATCCAGCGCCACGCCGTCACGCCAGGCTTTCAGCACCGGGGCGGTTTTCACTAACTGGCTGAACTGTGTCAGAACATTGGCTTCCACCAGCCGGTTCAGATGATCCCCCGGCTGTTCTTCTGCACTCAGCGGCGCAAGTTCG